ATGAAAATTCAGACAAGTGACCATTTCACACCTGAAGCTTTGACAAAATTTTTTTGTTCTATTGAAGAAAACGGAAAGCTATACGTTCAAGAAAAGCGTTTGATTCTATTTGTTGTCTTGTCTGCTTCACATTTAAAGCACTGTCTAGATCTGGAATGGACTGATATAGATCTAGAAAAATGCGTCTGGACATTACCAGCAGATAAGTCTAAATACGGCTCTTCACAAGTGATTCCACTTACAGATATGATGCTTAAAATCATTAATCTACAAAAATCAGAACAAAATGATTCGAATTTTGTATTTCCTAATCTTCTTGATCCATCTTCACCCATGAGTTCTAAGAGGTTAACACTCGCACTTAAATTTTGTGGGTTAGATGGACTTAGTATTCTCTATTCATTCCGCCCACTGTTTTTTTCACTTGTGTCAGATTCTGACCAGTGGAGCGTTGAATCAGTACGTAATACTATTGGGCATCTTGAGTTTAATGAAACATTGATAAAGAATGATAAAAATGCTCTCAAAGACCGTAAAGCAATTCTAGAGTGGTACGGTGAATATATGAAAAAATGGGCAAACTCTCTTAATATTATTTAAGTTAAAGCTAGACAAGAAGGCTCTCCTGTCCGTCGAGAGCTTTCTTGAAAATAACAAAAACTTGAAAATGATTAAACTTTAACCTAGTCTAAAATCAACAAGAATAAATTTGGATATCCATCATGGCCGGATTTGATGAAGAGTACTATCACAACATCCTAAAGCTTAGTATAAATCACTATAAACCTGAACACTGGACAGTTGAGCAATTAGAAGAAGCCTGTTTCGCGCTTAACTTAATTGTTCATTTAGATGATATTGAAAAGAAAAAGTTTGAAAATATGAAAGTGGTAAATCCCGATCAATAATGTAATAAAATGCCTATCAGATAAAATACAGATTTTTAAGTGATTACATACTTTTCAGTAATTTAGCTTCTGATCGTTCGCCCTGATAATTTGCTGCAGCGCTTATGACCAATGTAACAAAATGCCAGTTTTTTTATTTAAGAAAATGGCTGTTTTGCAGATTAATAAGGTTTAACTCCTATGCAGTATTTTTATATAAAGAAAGGCAATCTCTACCTTCACATAAGGCAACGCATGATTGAGGACTATCAAGACTACTCAGAAGTGAGTTCTATGTTGAATCAGGAATACTTTCTATCCGAACAGAATGAAGACGCTATAAAATATTTATATAAGCATGAAGCTGATAGATTCTTGGTTACAATAGGAAGAAAGTTGAAAGGTTTTGAGGTAATTCGGGAATAAACATTCTTTCATTTTTATATAGACAGAGATAAAAAATTTGAATGAATTGTAGAAATTATTTTTATCATCTGTAAATAAAACTAAACAGTATATTCTGTATACACCTTGATATTATCCCCTCACAAAAATTAAACAGAGGGTAAAAAATTAATATGGCCACACCTTATATTGTTGTTGGCTGCCCAACTACTGGCGGCGGTCAAGTTCTTTCAGGAAATAGTATGTTCCTGATCGAAGGTATCCCTATCGCCTGTGTTGGTGATAAGGCTACATGCCCCAAACATAAAACAGTTGCAACGATCATATCTGGCGATCCGCACATGCAAATCTTTGGTAAAGCTGCTGCGCGCGTTAATGACTCTTTGTCATGCGGTTGCAAATTATTGCCGAAGCAAAGTCTGGTAGTTCAGGATAGTGGTAGTGGAACTGTCAGCAGCGCTGCTCGTCAAAGTTCAAGCTTTCAGCCGAACCAACAAGAACAAACCATAAGTAGTCTTAGAGATGACAAGTATGAAAATTACTACATCCAACAAGAGCAGACTGAATATGTAAAATTTAAAACTTTTCTGTTCCCATACGATGAAGATAAAAAAGGTTTCATTGGCATGGCAATGCAGGCTATGTCAGGCGCATGTACTTTCATAGTGACGCGAAAAATAACAGGAAATGAGTTATTCGTAACCGCTACTTTAATACCTCCCGTATTAAAGGGTGATGCAACAATCTATCCTACGGCTAGTATTAAATTATCCAAGAAAGGTGAACAGATCGGGAAGGTTCAAAAGCTGACGATTGGTAAAGGTTTCTGGAATACAGAAAATGATAAACAACCTGTCGGAAGCTGTACCATACAATTGCCATCTCCGGACTTACAAACGATTGATGTACATTTGGAAGTAGGCTATGAGGCTAAGTTGGATGGCGGCGTTGTGGTTCCAAACCCACGTTATACAACTCATAAATTTATTATCAATTCAGCGACAAGACAAAAAGCATGAAAAAATATTTAGTTCTTTTTATTATCTCTACGGTATTTCTTGCTAGTGGGTGTAGCAATGCTTCAGATTCAGCAACTAATTCTGAAAATGTAGCTCAAGAGCAAAAAGCTCCCAAACAATTCTCACCAGAAGATCAAAAGATTATTGATAAATACAACGCTTACTTTGGAGCAAATAGAGCCGTTGATGATCATCTTTTTCAAAAACAAATGAAGGAAATTCTACCTGAGATTGGTAAAATTTCGGATAAACATGAGCGTGAAAAGCTGCAAATGAATATCTACCTTTCGCTTGAGAAATATGAAGATGCTTATGCTCTCAATGAAAGTCAACTTGCGGAAAATCCAAACTCTATTACAAGATTGATATTTAAGTGCCACTTGCTCAGCCAATTAGGAAAAGGAAAAGATCAAGTAAGCCAATGCCATAACACTGCTGCAAAACAGATTAAAATTGAATTAGATAAAACTGATAAATCTAGCCCAGATTACGCTCAGGCTGAATTTACGTATTACGCGCAAATGTATAAAGCGGGTCATGTCGAATACAAATATAAAGCGCAAAATCTAATCTCAAGCACTAAGGACATTAAGTTAAAAACTTGGTTTGCCTCAGTTTATAATGCTGAAATTGAGGATCTGTACGAACCGGGAAGTGCTGGTATTCCTATAAAATAAAGCCATAAGTTGTGGGCTTATTGATGTAACAAAATGCCAATCCCTAAAAATTGGCATTTTTTTTGCTCATATATTTGCAACAACTTAAGTTGTCAACCGTTCGCCAGGAGCTCAGCTGCAGTGTTTGTGACCACGGTAAGATTACGCCAGTAATTTTTTTAACAATTTAATAAGTTGTTTTTGCAATTGGATGGGCTTACATTCAATAACGCTAAAAATAAGAGTAATACGCTATATGAACCTACAAGTATCACAATTAACAGTAGAGCAATTGCCCCATGCTCTTATGCTTGCCATGAAAAGAAAGACATTACCTGTAATTGATTGGGAGCTATGTGGAAAAATCATAGAGAAAGAGAAAAGAATATCTCTTGTGGCTGGATATGAAAAATATTCAGCTATGTACATCGGCTTAAAATCAAATGGTAAGAAAATAGAAGTTGAAGCTGCAAGTCCAATAGAGGCCATAGTAAAGTGCTATATAATTAAACAACTTGGTTATGAAGTTGAACTCAATTAATCGCACATATCCACCAGAAACTATAAAATCGCAACAAGTCAAAATAGCTTTTTTAATAAAACTAAACAGTATATTCTGTATACACCCTGCTATTATGCCCTCACAAAAAATACACATAGAGGGAAAATATATTATGACAACTCCATATATTGTTGTGGGCTGCCCTACTACAGGCGGCGGTCAAGTTATATCTGGTAATAGTTCTTTTTTAGTTGAAGGTATCCCCATTGCCTGCGTAGGTGATAAGGCAACATGTCCAACGCATAAAACCGTTGCCACTATTGTTTCTGGTGATCCCTACATGCAAGTTTTAGGTAAGGCGGCTGCAAGAGTGAATGATAGCCTTTCATGTGGCTGTAAGTTGCTTCCTAAACAAAATTTAGTTGTCGGCGCGACTGGGCCGGGTAATGGGTCAAACAGCGCTAATAACAGTGGCTCATCGACTTTTACTAAAACAAAGAAATATTCTGGACAATATCAGTTATTAAATGAAATTGATGGCAAGCCGATGGCAAACGTTCAATATAATATTAAGTATCCCGATGGCCGCATAATTGAGGGTACGACAGATACTGAAGGATTCACGCAAAAGTTAGCTGAAGCAGATCAAGCTGATCAAATTGAAATTACTCTTGCAGAGCGTGAACCATGGTAACTCAAGCCCATACAACAACTAAAGTAAATGCCAAAGTTGAGCAAATAAGACTTAATAGTCCTACTCGACTTTTAATCTATGGTAGTGCGAGAAAAGCCAGTGACAATTCAGCGTTTATGTATGCATCTAAAAATGTTGCAGCTGACTATAAAAAAGACCTTCCTATAAAGTCTTATTTCTTGCAACAAGGGGCAAACGAGTTAATAGAAATTATTGCAAGCCAGCCTGATAACTCAATTCAATCACTTGATATTTTTTGTCACGGCTCCCCTGACGGAATTTATTTTATTCTTGGCGCTTCAATGACAGAAACTTTCACAGAAAAGGAAGTGCGTTCTAAAAACTTACCATCAAACTTATACCGCTCAATGTTCGTAATGGTGAATATGTGGAGTCCAATTGGTTCAAATAACTTCGCTAATCAGCACCGTATTAGTAATTTAAAATTAAGTGCTTTTACTAATGAAAGTAAAATCGAAATCCATGGCTGTAGTACAGCATCAACGAAAAGTGGGGATGATAACTTTTGCTCGGCTTTATCAAAAGAACTATACAATGCGGGGAAAAAGCGAAGCGTTGTAATAGGGCACGCTACAAAAGCGAATCCTAATATTGGTGGTACAACAGAAATAAAGAAACAAGATTATCGTCACGGTACAAGAGCGATATACAACAACAGTAAATTGTTAACAACGGTTAAAACAGACGGGCGGATTTCTGCAAATGTGATTCGTTCGGCACTGGGTGGTGAGTAATTATGAATTGGGTTTTAACTTTAAGTTGTTTCTTCACTGTATTAATTCTAGCCTTATCTTTACTTTCAAGCCTTTGGGTCAAAGATAAAATTAACCGTATTTTAACTGCAATAGCCTTTTCAGGGCTTTATAGCTTCATACTTGGCGGGGTATTCAATCAGGCCTATATAGGTTTTATGGAGGGGGATATCGAAGAAACTTTAATTTTTTCTGCTTTCTCAAAAAATCTTTTCTTTGGCACCATTTATCAACTCTTCACCTTGATAATTTTGGTATGTCTATTAGTTAGAGTTTTCATCATTAGAAAAAGGTCAAAAAAACCTTAGTTTGGCTAGCTTTAGGCATATAGCAGCTAGTATCGTTAAGTTTACTTTAGGGAAATAAAATGATTGATAATCCAATTTTTTTACAAATGCTCTTGTTTATTTTTTCGGGTGTCTTGTCCCTATATTTTTTATTCTTGCTCTTTATGCGCCTGTATCATCAGAGAGGTTTTCTAAAATCTCAAAAAACAGATTTGTTTTATTTATAATTTTTGTGCTCTTGGCCATGGTCAGTTTTGGTTTAGCCAATTTATTTATCCCTAGAAGGTTTCCGTAATCCTTACAACTAAATTGTAATAAAATGCCAATTGACGAAAATTGGCATTTTTTTGTTTAGATATTTTTCAATCACTTAAATAATCTACCGTTCGCCAATATCTCAGCTACAGGCCTTATGACCAGAAACTTTATTTGGAAGATAATGTTAATCAGGAGGCTATGATAATTATAGATTTTACGAAAAAATACAGACAAGTCTGTATTTAATTAATAACATTGCGCTCAAAGCCTATAGCCTTAGTAAATATTATGCCAAAACGTTATATTGTTGTAGGGCATCCTACAACTGGTGGTGGAGAAGTCATCACAGGTAATAAAAGCTTTTTAATTAATGGAAAAGCTATAGCATGTATTGGGGATGAAGCAACATGTCCTAAGCATGATAGTCTTGTTACCATTGTAACTGGTGACTCTACAACTCAGGTTGGCGGTAGATCGGTTGCTCGAATTAATGATTTACTCTCATGTGGCTGTAAATTACTTCAACCAGAAGAAGCTTAATCATTAAACGAAAGCCCTCATTAGAGGGCTTTCACACAAATCCCAACATGAATATTATTGTTGATCGTATGCGCCGTGCACCCGGATAAAACAACAAAACTAAATATTAATAAAACGATTATTTTAAAAATAATTCTCGCTCCGCCTTACGTCTACGAACCAATCCATTTAGGACTTGGCCATTTGACTTGTTCCAAACTAAAAATTGATCTGCTGCACCGATATAGTCCCTTGCATTCAATTTTTTAAGTAATGTTGAGCCCTTAAAAGCATTCTCACCAATGTTGTAAGTCAACGATACAAGCGCATCGAATTGATTTTGTGTAAGGGGTACCGTAACAGATCCATTAATTGCCCGTTCGAATCGATTTAAATCGTAAGCAAAGTAGGCTTTTGCTTGGCTTTCAGTACACTTGTCTCCTTGTTTGACTCGATTACCATTTGAATAAACCGTGGTACCAAAACCGATAGTCCAGACCTTAGCTGGGCAAAGGTACGCTGATAATTTTAAGTTTTCAAAGCTGGTAATCAAATTGACGCCTACTGGGCTGGTTGTCTTGCTATTATTATCCTGGCTTTGACCTTGGAACTCATCAAGAAGTTCATTAAATCTGTCAACTTGGTACTGAGTTAGTTTGCCACCAAGTAATGCGCGAGCTTCGTTAAAGAATGGTGTTCTATCCATTTTGATTTCCTTTTGATAATAAAAAACCGCCATGCGGCGGTTAAGTAATTGCTGTTTCATTGTTTATTTCTGGTTGTCTTTGCTAAATCTTTTAAGAATTTCCTCCCTTACATAGTTGGTACCCATATAGCCAATAAAAGCCCCGATCCCGACAGCAAAACCTTGCGGTAAGGTCATCCAGTCAAGAACTGACGAGGCACCGAGTGTTAAGCCACTACACATAAATGCCTCTGCCAGATCCGCTTTACCATTCTTTTGAGCCGTGCGGAACAAAGCCATCAAGAATGCCAAAATGAAGCCGATAAGGGTTTCACCGTATTCAGTTAAAAACAAAGCGAAATTATCCAAAAAATTATCCATACCCTTTCCTACAGACGAAAAAAAACACCTTTATAGGTGTCCGTCATTGATTAATTTTCAGGGCCATAATTGGACCTATTAACTCTTAAAATACCTCTGTTGCTTTTTCATTGATACTTTTCAAAGCTTTCCTCTATTTGAATAAATAACTATAAATTTGGTACGTACATCACTAATGCCTGTAGCTCAGTATTGTCTACTGCTGTAGACAATTTAGCGTCCCAGTTTTCAGAAAGGTAACGAGTGTATGTATTAAAGTAAGTATAAAAATCGGGAAGGATATAGATTCTATGACCACGTCTACGTATATAAAGTAATGGGAATTGTGTGACCCCAACACTGTCAGTAGCTTGCGGTGAAAATAAGGCATTCCGTATTTGCACCGAGAAAAACACCCTGTTCATATCCACGTCATGAGGTACATCGAAAAACAAAGGTGGCACAGAGCGATAACTATGATCACCGAACCAGATAGTGTGCCAATCAATTAACTGAATTGAATTAGCAAGTGACTCTGATCCCCAAACCATGCTCCCATTTTGATTAAATACCTGCAAATGTTCATTCGGTTGAGGCGTTGGATTGTATTCCCGGACATCTGCAAGTAATACCCGGCCACCATGCTGGTGTGGCCCAATGCATGTGCCATAGTCAGGACTAAAACTAACTACTACGCCATCGTACAGCTGCATAAAGTACATATAGCCTTCTTTTGAAGGAATGGGCGGGTAGCTATAGCTTCGGAAATGCTGAGGGTTTAGCCAAAACTTATTTTCAGGATCGATAATGTAAGATCCTCTTGGAGCCCCTTCACTTTCAGTTCCCCAGAATATGTACTCTTTATGTCGGCCAATCGGTTTCGTCTCAGTGCTAAGCTGTAGTGAACCATCTGGCGCATATATATCGGCATGAAGAGACATATTACATACTCACTGTGAATGCCGGACGGCTGACATGTTCCCATAACTGGGAGCGGTTAATGTTATGGGGAAAACTCAGAATACGTGTAAACGTAATATGGAACTCATTAGGCTTCTGGATCTGTGTCAGTGAAAGCCAAGGAATAATAGCCAATCCTCTACTCCCCTTAGCCGCTGGAATCCTAATGGTTACCTTAACTTGCCACCGGGAACTCCAATCACCGTTTGTCTGAATATCCATGTGCTCGAGAGCGTTATACTCTCCATCGTATTTAAGTACCTTAAACCGTTCACTACTGAAACGAAGTGAGCCGTCCGGATTAAAAATTTCTAAAACTGCCGGCATTATCTAACTCCCAATCGAATACCTAGCTGCCCATTAGGGTAGAAAATTTCTGTAAGGCCACCCGTCTGAACGGTTCTTGATCCGTCAGGTGCCGTGATGGTTACATTTCTTGCTGATACGGCAATTGCCTCAATAGCGTTTGCACTCAGGTGATCCGCTCTCAATGTACGTGCAGCAATTCTGTCACCATGCATTTGCCCTACGGTTACTTTGCTTGCATTAAGTGTTCCAATAATTGCGTCGTTGATGTGGGTAGTCCCGTTCACGATAGAAAAGAATTTTTTACCCTGATTCGGAGGACCGACATAAAACGTATCAACGTCTACACCGAATGCTGTCTTGACTTCACCGTCAACCAATTCGGACGTTAAGGCGTAGCCGCAAATAACACCATTGTTATCAATTGATACACTCTTAATTGCTTTAATACCGTCAATAACTTCAGACTGCTCTGTCAGCTTTACTTTGGTACTTTCCAGCTCTGATTCCCAGGCACTCCATTTTGCTGCGGCACCCGAACCGACAGAGAAGCGCCAACGACTATTGGCTTCATTTGCCGTCGTCCATTTCTGGATGATCTGGCCGCCCGAAGCATCAGTCCAAGGGATAGTTGTTTCAACTGAGCCGTAAGCGCCTGGCCCTACTCCACCAACTGCAGTTTTGAACTTGAATTCTGTAACCACGCTTCTTGGGTAATTTGTCCAATACCAAATCGGCGGTTGGTCATCATTTCGCGTATCCGGAATTGTTACTCGATCAAGCTTAAGTTCGTCGAACTGTTTCTTATAGTCCTTCTGAACTTCACTTTTAAGTGTGGTCGAAGCAGCTGCTATAGCTGAATTGGTTTCAGATTTGGTCAGGTAGTTATTGGTGAGGCTTGCATTTGTTTTATCCACCTGAGATTTTAATTCATCGGATCTTTTTGCTTGGGCAATAATTTTGTCATCAACTTTCTTTACTTCAGCTTGAGTGCTTTGAATAGCTTGAGCATTCTTATCCAGTGAATCTTTCGTCTCTTTAGGGTTTGGGCTCCATGCTGACGGTTTAGTGGCTTCTTCAAGCATCACACTGCGAGCTGTGAACCACTGGCCAGCAGAGGCCCCCGAATACGCTAGAAGAACACCTGCAGTTGTCGTTGTTTCTTTGGTCCACTCAAAAGTGAGACTGTGCACCGTATTACCACCGGCTCCAAAAGGTAAATTAGGCAATGGAGTATTACCGTTTTTTTGATCCATGATGTAGATATAGTTCAAAACATTCATCGTTCCTTGCCCGATGAAAGACAGCGTATACGTCTTGCCTTTTACTAACTTGGTATTTTGCATCGGTAGCGGAGTCATAGCACCGATAATCTGGTGGTTGTTGTAATCAACACGAACCATGTCTGTTGGATCTTCCGAGTGCCAACTTAATTTTGCACCAGCATAAGGAACTAAGTTTCTTCCATCAGTGCCATATAATAAGTTTGTGCCACCGATATTTAAGCTTGCATCATAGCTTTCAATTTTCCCGGCAATGGCCTTGTCTGTTTCAGCCTTCGTATAGCGTTCAAGTAGTGCAGAAGTGTCAGCTTTGGTTTTTAAACCTTTTTCAACCGTATCCACTCGACCTTTTAATTGATCGGTGGCCTTATTGTTAGACTCTACTTTGCCGTCAACTGATTTGACTTGAGACTCAACATTTCTGATCGCCTCTGATGCAGCATTGATCTGTGGCAAGAAGTCAAATTGGCTCGGGAGCCATTCATCTGTAGCTGCAAACTCCCCTTTTACAAGCACTGCCCAGTAAACCGTCCCTACAGTTTTCTTTTCCGCTGTTGGGCGATTGATCATGTAGACATGAATTTGCGGCGCTGTGCCTGATGCGGTTTTTGTGAAAGTTACAGATTGAACCTGTTTGCTTCCATTCGTTACCCGTGACAACTGTTGACCGCCACCGCCCGCATATACAGCTAAGTAAGAATTAGTATCTCCTTCACCGCGCTGATGCTCTGCACACCAAACAAGGGTGTATTTGGCACCAATTTCCCACTCGACTCCCATCTCGATTCTTGCATGTGGATACAGGCCGGGAATGTATTCAAGCACTTTGTTTGACTCGACTAGAAGGTTTGCTCCGGCCTTGCCGATTACCTCAAGGTTGTTTTGTAGAATCAAAGTTGATTTACTTAAGCTATCAATTGCATTTTCAGTTTTCTTCACTGCAGTATTTGTTTCATTCAGCGCCTTAGCTGTTGCCAAAGTATTATCAACATCACTGGCTGACAGGACAGCTTTCACATTATAACCCTGCATTTCCCACCAACCTTTTGATCCGGTGTGACCTATCGCAAAGCCAAACTTAATTTGAGGATTCGTTTCACTTACGGCCCTTAAGTCAACGATTCTCTCAATATACGTCCAAGTCTCATTTGCTGGAATTTCAGCTGCGGGGATTGAGGCCGCATAGTAACTGGCTGGACTAAATGAGCCGTTCTTCTTGCCATACATACCGTTGAAATACGCAGACCCATCACTATCAGTACTTCGACGTACCCACATTCCAATTTTGTAGGCTTTGTCCAGCGGCAAAGGTGTTTTGCTGTAGTTGAAGAATGAACTAATATCACCGGCTTGCTTTCTAATTACGGTGTTAGTCACCTTACCTGAGCCTGTCTTTTTAAAGTAAGGCTTAAGGTCGGTCCCGTAATGGCTAATCCAGCAATCAGGATTGGCCGAGTTATAGTCAGGTAATAGAGAGTCGCTATCCATGGAAGTATATGAGGCTTCAAGTTTGAGGATTGAGTCAGCTTGACTGCTCATGCCTTCACCGAGTTTTTTAACCTCCGAATTAATAGCATTTACAACTGTATTGTCGGCTTTCTTTTTGACTTCTCCATTTGTAACGCTGAGATTATTCTCAAGGCTATTCATCTTAGAACTTTGAGCTGTCAGATCCTCACCAAGTTTTTTTACACCAACATTTGTAGATTCAATCGCTTTAGAGTTTGCATCCAGCTCTCTAATGAGGGATCCGGTGGCCTTGGTGTATTCAGTTGCTTTGTTACCCTTCTGCATCTGAATATGGCGAACTTCATACCAGTCATCAACTACCCACCCGTGATTAGGATTAGATGAAAAAGCAAAGCCTTGAAGTTGGTTGGCGTGTAATCTACCGCTCGCCTTCGCTTTGAACGGGAAGGTAAATTTAGTCCACTCGGTTCCAATTTTGTGATTGCTGCTAACAACAGTACGCATCTCGCCAAAGTATGCATATACCGTATGAATCAAACCTGCTTTATTGGCACGAATTTCAAATGAGTAAACATAATCTTGACCCACCTCAATCTCATGATCTCTATCTTCCAGAACGCTATCGTGACGTGAAAGAATGAGTAAATTTTGAGGATTGAACGCCTGCATGGTAATTCTGTAATGTTCATCCTGAGCATTAATTACAGTTTTTGCACCACGTCCTTGTTCATTGATTAATGGTTTATCGACCACCGACCAAAGGTTTTGACCACCAATAGCCATATTGTTTAACGATGCTTCAAGCTCTGAAATATTATTCGCATTTACAGTATTTTGAGAAACCGCTGTATTTGCCGTTGATTGCGCGATAGCAGCGTTTTTAATGGCTTCCCCCGCCTTAGTATCAACTTTATTAACTTCCCCCTTTAAGAGGTTCATTTGACCAGCATTAGCCTCTACCTTGCCATTAACATTCTTAACGTCAGCCTGAGTGCTTTGAATGGCCTGCGCATTCGCATCAAGGTTGTTTTCGATTGTGCTTAATGGTTTGGTCCACTCAGTCGCCTTTGTGCCTTCCTGCACCTGCAGTTCAGCATAATCAATATAACGGCCTTTAACGGTTGCCGAATTTGATCCGAGCAGTAATTGGAATTTACCCGAACGAGCGGCAGTAAAGGCTATTTCGTATCGTACCCATTTGTCCGCTGAAATATTTACCCCGCCAATGACCTGATTCGGCGTGGTTCCGGCACCAATAATATAATTATACGCGGCTGTGATTGGTGCTCCTTCACTTGCCCGGGCTAAGAAGCTGGCAACATACTGGGCACCTGCACGGATGATCATTGTAGAATCGTTGGTGATGATTCCTTGTGCTTGACTGTCAGTTGTAAACGTAATTCGGGCGATTCTGGTTTTAAGTTCAGGATCTTCCAAGTGAGTGACAGTTCCGTTTACATTACCCCAGCGGGTATAGTTTTTAACAACGTCGCCATTCGGTAGTATGTTCTGCCCACCGACTGATAAAGATGCATTATAGGTCTCAATCCCCTTTGCAATAGATTGGTTTGTCTCCGTCTTGGTCGAATATGCTTTTAAGATCTCAGTATCAGCTTTCTTTTGAATACCTTGTTCAAGCTCTTTAACTTGTCCAGCAATCCGATCTGTTACAACGTTCGTTGCCTCAACCTTTCCATTGATGTTTTTAACTTCGGTTTCAATCGTTTTGACTATTCCTGATGTGGCCTCATTGGCAGCCATTGCATCGTAATCTTCAATGATGACGTAATCGAAATCCTGAATACCAGGCTTGCCTGAGTAGTTTGGTAGGATCCCCAAACGGAAAAATGCAGCTCGGCTTTGGAAAGTTCTCGGGCTTGTTTTGGTCCAGTTACCTGTCGCAGCTCCAGTTGATTTTCCTTTGATAAACGCTTCGCCAACAACCCACTCGCCAAGTTTAGGCATTTGGTTTACAACAAAGTAGTTAGAGCCAGAAATGTTATCAATAGCTGCTGATGCATTCCCTGCAGTGATGCTCGCTGTCTTTTCAGCATTCGCGGCTGCAAGAGCGATATAAGTTGAACCTTCACCTTCTACGCGGCGGAAACGATACCGAATGCGGTAAAGCTTGTCAGGATCGATTGGCACATAAGTTTGGCTAAGCTGTACGATGCCATCGTTGCCAGAATTGGTACCGATGCGTAGAACTTTACCTGATACAGCGCTTGGCTCATCAACTAACTTAACTTTATCTGCTCCAGTCGCAGGTAATGTCAGAAAGTTTTCAACTGCAGCTGCAGTAGCGGTAAATTTAAACTCTGGTGCTGACGTAGAGATTGCAGCGCTTAAAGAATCAATTTTGCCCGACTGTGCTATTAACTCATCACCATGCTTCTGTACCGTCGATTTTGTTTCATTTAGTGCAGTTGACTCGGCTTTTTTCGAAACTTTGTCGTTTGTAATGATTAAGTCATTTTTGAGCTGTTCATAAGATTTACCTTGAGACTTAATTAAGCCTTCTGCCTCAAAAACTCGTGTCTCAACTCCTGCAGTTGCTTTGGCATTAGCCTCTATTTCATCTCGATATTGTTTTGGTATGGTGTCATTTACAGCCGTACAATCCCACCACTCATAGCTCGCCAAGTATGCAATTAGTGGATTTTCTGGTGACGGTTCGGGTGTACCTGCCATTCGTGTCAGTGCAGTATGACCTGTTGTACTAAAGGGGCCATTCACACCGCAGGTGACTAGAGCAATGTAGGTATCATATTTGCCCGTACCTTCATTATTCGTAAGCCAACGAAGTGATTGACCATCAGTTCCAATTGAATTGGTGCGAAGGTCAAGCTTAAAACCAACTGGCAACTTTACGATCTGTTTAATTAAGTACACACGGCTTGCTTTTGCAACCATGCCATTAACCGCCCAACCGATTCCAGTTGTAGCAATAGGGCCGTCTAATTTACGTACAATTTCGTGAGTTGAGTCCGTAGGGTTATCCTGCTGCTTAAGCTCACGGCTAAATGTTCCGTTGATCGTGCCATTGTTGTAGTTAGTGATTCTTCCTGTGCCATTATTGAAGGCTGGATCATCGACCATTGGCTTGCCGCCATTTTGGTATTTGCTCAACAATGCCGCTTTATCTGCAGTATCTGTAGTTGTCGATAATGAAGCGCTAATGGAGTTTACTGTTTGTGCAATAGCTTCAGCTTTAGATACTGCAGTATTAGCCGTTCGCTGGGCATTTGCGGCAGCAGCATTCGCATCATTTGCCGTTTTATCAGCAACCCTTAATCGACTGTCAATATTTTCGGTTTTTTTTGCATTGGCACTAATATTGGTAGTATTAGTCTCAATCTCCTTTCGGACTGCTGCCAAGGTGTTGTCGGTACTATTTTTTAGAGTTTCAACTGTTTTTAAAATATTAGCGGATTCTGTTTTTCGCTCTTGAGTCTCCTGTGTAAGACCATTTTGCAGTTTATTTATCTCGAGTAAACGTTTGTCCGATTCAACTTTAATTGCAGCATTTCGGTCATTGGCTTCCTTAGTTGCCGCGTTTTTAATTTCGGTCGAGCGGTCCCTAGATTCTTTTGCAAACCGATCTGCATTCGCTTTCTTCTCTCGTGTAATTTCCTCGTTGAATGCCTTGTTTTGTGTAGCGATTGCTTCAGCCCGATCAATAGCTTCTTTAGCCGCTTTATCATTCGCTGCTTTGGCATCTTTGGCAGCATTTTTAGCCTCATCTGAAGCTTTCTCAATTGCTTCCTGAACATCTTTATTAAGTTCAGGTAACCCAATCTGACCCTGAATAATCTCAATGATTTCCTCAGCATCATTCGATGTTATACCTTCGGACCACTCAGACCACTCGCCAACATTTCCGATTCGGTCAATTAAACGTCCACGATAATTTTGAGTCAAATTACCTTTTAAGCCTTGGATCGTATGGGTTGTTGTAGGATATGCAAAAAGACCAAGCTGATAGATATTACTTTTTCCATCCGGCGATACCTCAATTTCGGTATACGCTGTATCGAGTGCACCGGTCTTAGGAAATGACCAGTCCAGACGCATACCAAATAGAACACCTGTGGCGCTCAGTGTTGCAAGTTTTGGTGGTAAACCTTCTTTACCAGTTAGATCCTTAATATCGGAATATGTAAGAATTGAGGAAAGCTCAAAAGCTGAAATAGCGGTAACGCGTGCTTGATATTTACCCGCGTATACACCAGGTACTTCTACAGAATTACTTCCGGTGATCGGTAAACGAATCCATGTACCTTCATCTTTTCTCCATTCACAAAGATACTTAACAGCACCTTTAGCCTGATCCCACGAAATAACCAAAGTATTAATCGTTATGCCTTGGTCAACTCTACCTTGTTGTGAGAGCTTTACGTTTGTAACCGGGTTTTGGCGATGTGGATTGATATTCGTAATTGGAACATCTTCAATGTGGGTTGCGTTATCGATTGCTTCGAATTTGGCAGGACTATACTGAAGACCGGTAATTGTAAATTGATGCTTATCTTCAGGAACGATAGAAATCACTCGGAATTTCATCGTTGCCAAGTCTTTGGCATTTACAACCCACACATTCTGAACGGCGATATTTTTAAAGGCTTCAGTAACGGTTATTACACGGCCTTTTGCGGACTGGACTATACGCGTTTGTGCTTTACCGTCTTCACCGTTTACAACAAGTTTATCACCGCGCTTAACCTCAACATTGTCTCTGTCAAGGGTTACGCTTTTCAGATCCTTGGATATTGCAGACACACGCCCGCCGTTCGCTCGGCCAGCAAAAAGCTCATCTGATACTTCAATCACTCGACCAGGTGCAGGTAGATGACCATCTAAGCCGACTTTAAAGGTAACAGTACGTGTTTCTAATTGTTCGGACTTTAATGCCCATTGCCCTGCTCGTTGTGCTTGTCCACGCGAAGTACATCCCCATGCTTCTAAGTCAAGAATACGTACTTGCCCCAGATTAGCGATTGCCTTTTCATCCCGAACATATTCATATTCAGTTTTATAATGATTTGCCGGGTTATCCCATGCAACTTTGACGACATTGTGCCGGTCACGTGCACGTGTACCAGAGTATTCAAAATGACCCTCAATAACATTCGAGCGGCTATATGCGAAATAGGTATCTTGTGGAATATCAGCATCACAGACAATGCTATTCCCGTCCCAATATGAGATAGCTCTAAACAAACCAGCTAATTTGCTTAAAATCGAATAGGCGTCCTCACTCGTCTGCAAATAGACATTACAAGTAAATCGGGGTTCTTCGCGGCCAGTACCATCTGGTACCTTCTGATCACAGTATTGGGCAAGACGATAAATCGACCATTTATCAATCATAAAAGGTTTTAAACGGTCGCCCAGACCAAAACGGTCTGAAAGGCAAATATCGTAGTAAATCCATGCCGGGTTATTCGTATATGACTCAATGAATGTCCCGTCCCAAATACCGTTATATGTTCGACCTACGGCGTTGTAGTTTGAGGGAACTTTTACAATTCGGCCTTTACATTCAGCCCCTAATTTGGCGGCATTACCGAAGGTTTCAGCGTCATATTGAAGACCTAATAGCGCTGTATTCGGATAACGAAGTTTTACATCAATGACTTCGCCATAAGCGGCGATATACATCTTGTCCCCAATGTCATCTGCATTGCGGTTGGGTGTAATTCTTCTGACACGTACCTGCCAACCTTTATCAGCCTTAGGCAAGTCAATTCGGTGCTGTCGTTGAAAATTAGCTGCTAATTTTCCCGATAAACTTGTTCTGAGTACTTCGGTCCATGAACCACCATCGGTCTGAACATCCAATGCATAATGGATTGTATAGCCGTTGACATCCCCATTACTCATATTCTGGTTGAAAATCGGTCCCCATTTAAAACGGATATTAACGGCATCCAAATCTAAATTTTTAATCGCACGAACCCATGGTGTCTTATCAGTAAGTTCTACATCGATTGGAAACTCATTTCGAACATCAGGAAATCCTTCAATGTAATCCTGATCATTTGTTCCGGATCGGAAATCGACCTTGATACCGCTAAAATTTTCTTTGTTGTTTGAATCTAAGAGTGGAGTGTCCTCTAGGAAAATAGATTGGTAACCATCCACCAATCCTTCGATTTCACCTTCCGATAAGCCGTAAAGAAGTTTAATGTATGTTATTGATTGGGCTGAATCGTGGGCAATCTTGGGCTTTCGAGCTTTTTTACTTCCTTTTTTCTCGCCTTTTACAACATTTGTCATATGAATCTCACGCACAAAAAAACCGGCAAAATGCCGGTTAAATACAACAATCAGTTCTTAAATCTGGTATTCAGGGAATTGGCCAGCACTTGCAATGAATCCACCGATTTCACGCTGGCCATAAAGCACGGGAACGGGATTACCCTGAGCAACTGTAGTGACAGCTCCGCCGAACCCTTTGTTCGCCCGGTTCCCATCTTGGTTCTGATCTTCAGTGTCCATTTTTGGCATAAGCATTTGAGCCACGCCACCAATTACCATCCCTATTCCAGAACCGATTAATGCCGCCCCTAAAGGTGCCCCACCGCCCAATGTACCGACTGTGATCAATGCTCCCACAACAATCAGCACCACTCCTAAAATTGTTTGAAAAACTCCACCGCCACCCGCACCGATAATTCTCGGTACAATATGGATGACATTAGCTTCAGTATTCATCTCAATTTGATCAATACCGATATTATTTCCATTTATTATTCGTCCCGAATCGGGATCATAAAAGGAAGCCTTCTTTTTACCCCGTCTTGTATTTTTACCTGACTCATGGCCACCCAAGAAAATTGCAAATTCCATACCCTGGTGATGAGCGTTCATCATGAAATGCTCAAAACCCGGGACTTGAACAGATAGAGCACGTACGGCCTCTTTTGTATTAGCAACATCCAGTTTAAAAACCTTGCCAAACTTCTTACCAAGCACACCGTATAATTTGATAGTTTTGAGCATTTCAAACACCTATTAAGCTGGTTGTTCAACAGCAACCGGATTGCCAAACTCTAATAAAATTGAATATCCTTCTTTTTGATCATAGGACAAATTTAATTTCTCAACCGGGCGGCCTTTATAATTCAAATTCTGCACTTGAGAATTAAACCAAGAAATTAATTCTGCTTCTTCAAGTGAAACAGGTTTAGGTGTATTAGCTGCAGTAGCCATAGTTTTTCTCCTAAGGTTAGGTTATGCCTTACGGCGTTACTCATCGATTTGATGAATCTGGTTAATTTCGTGATGTCTTAAAATTTTGACCGTACGATCAAGCCATTGCTTACCGTAGATCTCGCGTACAGATTTACGTCCATACGGATGATGCAGAATCAATGAATTACCGAAGCACGGCTCTGTTTCTTCAGATCGGAGCATGTCTTTATCACCGAGCCAGATAACAGCATGATTCGGGTGTTCAGTTCGTCCTACACGACATATAATCATGTCGCCATACTGCGGGCTATCGACTTCGTAAAAGCCCGCTTTTTGATAGTTTTCAAGATAAAGCGATGCATGTTCTGGATCTTCCCACCATGCGTCTGCACGCTGAAAATCAATCAGGTTAATCCCCAGCTCTCGCTCGTAAAAATCCCGAATAAGCGAATAACAATCTTGCCAACCGTGGAAATAATTACGCCCCAGCAAAGGGGCGCAATATCCATTGGGTTTATAGACCTGAAAATCTAAATCTGGATAAGAACAAATCAGCCACGGCGTACCGTGTAATTCAATTTGCTTTAGGTCTAACTCTGAGGCTGTCGTGGTACCGTCAGGGTGGCTATGCACATAAGCAGTAATCTCACCTTCATCTTCAGCTGCGGTCAGATCTACAGGATCAATCTCAAATTGATCATTTGATTCTGCGATATTACGACAAGGAATATATTCCCGATTCACGATAACGCCGCAGCACTCACGCGGATAACATTCCTTAGCGTGTGCCTCTACAGCATTCTTAATCTTTTTTGTCAGTCTCATATTCAAACATCACATAAGGTTAGCCGCGGGGAAACCGCCAAAAGGTAGCGGCGCATTTTCGCCATGGCGAATTTTGCAGGACTTAATCTGGCCACCACATCGATCAAGTGCAGCATCAGTAGTTGGCTCATTCTTTTCAGTAAACATCTTAGTCCCGATATACCCGCATTCTTCGCCCCGATATCGCCCCTTACATGCCCATTCACAAAGTGAAGTAATCTGACGAGCTGGAATACGTAAACCTTCGAAATCAATTGGATTCGATAATTCAAAAACGACTTGCATCGGGTTTTCAGAAATCTTTTGCTCGATATACCAGTGCTGCTCTTTCGATTCATTTGATGCTGTTGGATTTCCTTCCGGAAAGTTTGCAGCATCCAGATACTTGGCCAGCGTTGTAATGACTTTAAGCTTTGCACCGGCAAAATCACTGTACTGCAGGCAGTAAGCTGAAATAGCACCCTGAATACCGTTGATATTATTTGCAATCGTTAAAGTTGGTGCTGAAGCTTTACCATCAGACCGCATCTCCATTCCTTTCGCTTCAATCGAAATGGGTTCATATACCTGACCTTGCCAAATAATATTAGGTCGCCATTCTTCGCCATTACGTTGGGCGGTGAGGCCGTGGAACCGCAGGAAGCCGATGCCAAACTGTGAAGCGTCCAGCTCAAATAATGAAATTAATCCGTCAACTTCCAGTTTCTGAAAATCACTTGTTAATGCCATTTTTTACTCACAAAAAAAGCCCCATAAGGGGCTTAAATACCAAAATGATTAAGGGTGATAGACTTGTTTAAAAGTTGTCGAAATACGCCACACATCACCACCAAGCTGCACAGGACTATAAGTTGCGTCCGTCTTTACGCGTACTTGCCCGTCTAAGGGCGAATTCCATAAGAATGACTCACTACCCTTATGCTTATCAAAGAATGCCTTAATCGCTAAAATTTCGCTTTTATAGGCCGTCCGCTGATACTTCCATTCACCCTTGATGTTATTGATGCCTACAGACGTGCTTTGCTCATAGCCGTCACCGAAAGAGGTATTTAAAGTTTTAAAATGTTGGGTCTGCGAATTACCTTCTAAATCACATTCCCATGTAAAAATAAAATCACTCATACTTTTCTCAAGCACAAAAAAAGCCCATCAAATTGATGAGCTTTAATACTTACATGGTCAAACCAAAGTACGACCAGATTAATAAAACTATACTCTAATTTCCGTTTAAATGGAAACTCAGTTTTATGCATGTAACAAGCGCTCAGCTCCTGCTGCTAAGAATGCCGAACGAGTCTTATACTGCTTATCTTTACCCACACTATCATCAATCTTACGAATCAAACGGCTAGGCAAAGTTACATTGATTTTCTCAGGGGAACCGAGATACCTGCTTACATCAACCTCAGTTACAAACCAAACCCTTCCATCATATTCGGGTAGATCCATAAATTTTCTTACAGGTGAAGCCAAAGGAATATCTTCACCATCTTCAGCTAAAATTTCTAAATGCCCTGCGATCGCCTCTTTAATATTATCGAGAGCTTCTTCAAGGGTATCACCGGCACTGTAGCAACCGGGAATATCAGGAACTGTAACACCGAATGCTTCGGTATCTGATCCCATTTCAATTGCAATCGGATATAACATCTCATTGACTCCAAGCCCTAGGCCCTTTACAAACGCCTATGCGTATTGTTTTATTGATGAATAATTCAAAGTCGGAAAACAGCAGGTCAATTAAGACCTGCTTGTTTCAAAATGCTTTTAACAGTTCCGCTTGGTAAATCCTTCTTCGGATGTGGAACCGTTACCAGTCCCTTTTTAGTTGGGTGTTTGAAGTGGTGATGACTTCCCGTAACCCTAACTTGATACCAACCGTCTGCTTCAATCATTTTGATCAAATCCAGACTTTTCACACTACCACCTTGTTAACTTGATGAGATAATTATAACCCCAGAGTTATTTTTTATCAATACCTCTAGGGTTATTATTCCATAGTTTTAAAGCATACTACTTAGTCAACTCATTTGCTTTTTCTAACAGCGCTTTTAATGTATTTACTGGCTCTGTTTCATTTCCATTATTAACTGAGTAAAATGATCCTTCTCTTGAACCATCAGTTGTTACAATTCTATATTTTGCGTCTTTATTATTAAGTAATGTTTCTAAATAGCGCATTGGAATAATAACCAGTCCTTCAGATTTCCATAATCTCCCCCCTAAATGCCTAGATTTACTTGAATTAATTACTGCGGGGAATGTCTGAATATTTCCATCGATATTAAATGAGATGCTTTTAATAATTGTTGAAATATCCCCAAGACTAATAGTCAAACCAATATCCCTCGGCTCATTCTTAAGCCAAATTCCGCCAATCGCGACTGAACTCAAAACAGTTGGTTTATCAAAAACGAAAACACCGTATTCTCTAGGTGTTGAGCATCCAACCGAATTATCGAATCCACTAGTTTTACACTTAGGTTCAAATTTTGAATTAGCAATTGCATTTGTAGAAAATACCAACCCCAATAAACTCAATAATAAAATCTTTTTCACTTGATGATTCCTATAAATCAGATCCATCACTCTATCAAAAAATAATATATAATTTCAAATTAGTGGGGGTTTCCCCCATTAACTATATCGAAATTATTTTCCTCGTTTCACGCGATCCAGCGCACCACCTTGTCGTTCCGCATCTCGCCAAGATTGAGCAATCAGATTTTTGGTCTGTACCTCATTCTGTTTTTTAAACTCTTCCAACTTAACCGTTAACTCATTGCCATCCCACTCCGTTGATGCATCAAATTCCTTCGTCGTCTGGTTGATGATTGTTACCTTAGGTGCAATTAAATTTAAAGTTCTGGTTTGCTGAATTGAATCTAATTGACGTGATTCACGTTGTACAGCTTGGCGAGTATCATAATTAGAAACTAAGCCGCCACTAGAATAACCTTTCGGACTGTTTTTACGCATTGCCTCAACAACACTTACACCACCCCAACGCTGAATATCCTCTTGCGACCAAACAACTTCACCTTTGTGCACAATCCCAGCCTCATCATACTTCCCTCCGTGGCCAGTATAACCGCCGTCAGAGAACCCTTTCGGAGTTGCGGCTTGGATCATTGCAATCATTGTACCCTGATCGATTGTCGCTTTAAGCGCTGCCCCAGCTTTCTGATAAACAGTACCTGGTTCTTTTGCATAGGCATCCGATGCAGATTCCCACAAATTCATCCCAGCTTTAGCCAAAGCAAAAGCCTGATTCACTGCATACATGGTTCTATATGCGCTTGACTGCTCTCCCAGAATGGCACCGAACATTCCTTGAAATGCCCCGAGGGTAGCCTGTGTCTGCCCCATGTAGAAATCTAATTGAGCCTGTCCTGCAGCAGCATCAATATCTCTTTCATTCTCTTTAAATTCGTTATATGCGGCTTTACGTTGTTCTAACGCAGACTGAATAATAGCCGTTTTTTGGTCTTCAAACTGTTGTTGAGATAATAGTTTTTCATCAAACTGACGTTGCAGTTCTTCAAGCTCATTACCTTCATTCAGATCAATTACTGCAGTTTCTGAGTCATACAATTTTTCATTGGCTTGATAACGTGTTGCTTTAGTTTGATTGATTTCAAATAATGCCTCCACTCCCTTCATTTCAGCATTAATTCGAGCCATTTCTATTGTTGAGTTTTTTAAACGGTCATTCAATTCCTTTTGCTGACTCATTTCAGAATATTTGATCCGTTGTTTTTTCTCATCATCTTCAATACCACTGGTTTTTAGAATCTCCTCTCGTTCAAGTCTATAACGCTCTCGGATTAAATCCGTTTCGGTCATAAGGGCTTGTCGAGCTTGGAATAAACGCTGTTCTTTTGCTAATTCAAGCAAAGCTTGCTCTTGCTGCAGTTGCATTTTAAATGAGCTTGTTGCAATTTTTCTCTGCTCTTCGGATAACTTTCCTTCAGCTACCAATCTTAATAAATTGGTTTCATGGGTATATTCAAGTTTTTTCTCTTCAGTCCACTTATATCCATTAGTCTCAAAATCAAATTGTTTTTGTGCCAACTGTTCTTGTGCATCAAAACGTTCTTTAATTTTTGGTATTAACTGTTTCTGGCCTAAAATCGTAGCCTGATTAATTTCCTCCTCACGCTGCTTATTGCGTAAAACTGCTTCAGAAGAATATGTGTCTTGTAGGCTTGCGATCTCATCCAGAGTTTTGGCAACAGCATTAGTAAAAGTATCGTCAAGCTTTGAGGTATCAGCAAGAACATCCAGTACAATCTCTGGTTTACTTCCTAAAAGGCCACTAAGCTTTTCATAGTAAGCATCTTGTTTTTCTAAGTGCTTAGCTGCTTTAGCTTTACCAAGCTTATTACCAGCACGATCCCAGCGAACATAATTGGTACCTGAAGCTTGCTCCATCTCTCGATAAGAAAGATTACTGTTGTTTAGCGCATCTCTAGTCTTACGGTAGCTTGGGTTAGTGTTGAGTTCATGCTTGGTAAACCTTGCCATAGCGTCCAGTGCACCCTGAGTTTCTTTAATAGACCCATCTTTACTTGTCTGGCCTTCTGACTTTAAGTACGGCAGCAACTTATCCGCACGATCTTTCTGCCAAGAGAAGAAGCCAACATTAGTAAAACCGTTGTTCTCATCCTTATGAGCACCAAACATGTGTTTTGCACTGAAATCATTCTCCCGTCCAACCTGAGAAGTCATAACACGTGCAGCCTTATCACTAAACCCGGCATTACGGAAAGCCTGATATACGCGAAGCATATTCCGGGCTTTTTCATCATTGCCAGCCAGTAATACCGCTTGTCTCTCGATCTCCTTATTTTGTTTGCGAATGGATTCTGTTCTCTCATCAGTTTTTGATTTAATAGAATCCTCTAAAGCCCATGTTCTTTTAAGCATTGTCACAGTTTCTGCATCAATGTTATCAAGACCAAGCTTAACTGCGTCCTTATAGGATTTTAGTAAGTCTCGGGCATGGGATTCTGAAAATCCTTTTTTCATCATATCTTCAACAAAGGCCGCATCGAATAAACGATCATTGTGAAGATCCTGAAGTTGAGCATTTAGTCCAGCGAGTTCATTACTTGCATTTATAGCACCTTGAATATGTGCTTGATAAAAACTTTGGACTCCTTGAGTTTTCTGGACTAATTTTGCATTTTCATCATTCGCTTTACCAAGGCTAGCATTCGCATTGTCTAATTTGACCTTCACCTCATCTGTTCTGATTGCCAACTTACCAAAAGAATCTAGAGTCTCTTTAGGGATGTTTAAATTTTCATTCAACACACTTGAAAGTTGAGTAGATAAAATTGTTCCTTTGTCATACATCTCCCTAGCTTCTTGCAACTTAACCAACTGCTCTTTTGTCAGCCCATATACCACTGCCTGTTCAATAAGGGTGTCCGCCTCCCTTCTAACCTCTGTACCAAGCTTTTTATAATCACCACTTAAACCATTAATTAATGCCTGTTGCTCATTAATTTTTTGCTGGTTTTCATCTAGTTTGTCGCCGTACATGCCAGTCTGTTGACTCAGTAGAGCTTGCTGTCGCTTAAACTCTTTGAGGCCTTTCGATCCGCTCTCTAATTGAGTGGCATATTTCTCAATTTTTGCGATTTCCTTTTCGTTAAATCCCATCCCACTTAGTTTACTTAATGTCTCTCCAGCAGCAACAATGCCATCATTTGTTTGTTTTCTTAAATCAGCGATTGCTTTTTTCAACTGAACAGAACGATTGATTTCATCTTGAGTTGAATTTTTACGAATCTTCGTTAGACGTTCCAGGCTCATAAGTGCTGTACTAACCTCATCCTTAGTATTCTTAATTTTTTTATTAAGATCACCTTGTTGTGAAATTAACTTCTCAAGGGTTAAACTTTTATACTCTTGCACCAACTCAGATACTGTTTTCTTTTGATCTTCAAGCGCTTCGGTTGATACCTTTGTGTTATTGCTCAACAGTAAATACGAAGCGGCTAGACCAGCAACAGTCATGCCTAAGCCAGCGGGTCCTGTCATGAAACCCAATAATGCTCGTCCAGATGTCATAGACGCAGCACCTGCAGCTGCAGTTCGAGCCTTCGCAGATGCCAAAGCATTTTCTGTTGCAGTTAATTCAGTATTAATAGCAGCCTGCTGCCGGCGCAATAATCCCATACGGATTTCTGAATTAATTGCACCTTGAGTTGAAATCTGGCTCTTACTCCTTCTGAGCTCTAGCTTCAATTCCTCAATTAACTGGGCCTTTGTCGCCTGAAGGTTGGTTAGTTTTGCTTGTGCACTTAATAACTCTTGTGCTGCAGCAGCCCGCTCAGCCTGAATAGCCGCATATTGAGCCGTTGTTTGCATACCAAGCACTTTTACTTTGCCACCAATGGCCACACCTGTCTTAACTACAGTTGGAATATATGTAGCAAGCCAATATGCACCACCGATCATTGCTACATTCGTAACCACATCAATGTTATCGGCAAGTACACCTAAACCCGCTGCCGCAGTATTTGTTGCACCAGTGCTCATGTTGAGCTCACCAATAAATTTAGTCACGGCATTGGATAGTGTTGTTAGTCCATCAGCCAGACTATTTTCCATTGCATCCGCAAGCTCTTTGTTTGAATCTTTGGTGAGCTTGAGAGTTTTGATTAGATCTTCGAGAGAGATTTTACCCTCTGCGCCGAGTTTGCGGATTTCAGCCTCAGCCATACCTGTGGTCTTTGCCATGTCCGAGATAATATTGTCGGCAGCTGAAACAATAGAGATCCATGCATTAGCATCAATTTTACCCTTTGCCATAGACTTGTTTAAAGCATCAATCGCTGATTGTGCTTGATCTGCACGTGCAGCATTTGCAACAAATGAAAATGAAAGGGAATCTGAGACGTCAAGCGTATCTTTGGTTTGATGACCCAAGGCCTTCATACCACCTGCAAGACCCAAATAGACCTCTTGGGCTTCACTCAATGCACGGAAGGTACTTTTGGTTGATTGGAATAAACGATCTTGTACGAGCTTATATTCTTCAGCGCTTTGGGTGGCATTGCGAATACGTGCGGCGTTTTGCGTGTATCCATCTGCACGTGCAATTGCTTGGTTTACTGTAATCAGACCTGCCATCATTCCTGTCAATTTCCGGATCGACACCGACAAATTGTCCATAGCCTTACCAGCGTAATCACCGCGCTGTTCAATATTGATCAATTCATTACCCAGCATTTGGGCGCGACGTTCGGCATTTTGGCTATCAATAACTACTTCTAATCGTGCTGTTTGGGTCATTTCACTTTCCTATAGACGAAAAAAAACCGCTTTTCTTAGCGGCTTCTTAGTTAATTAATTTGATACTTTTAGATTTATTACAACCTATTAAGCTTACATCCCACCAATAAGGCCACTCTGCAGCGGCACTAATGGAAGGTGTGTAAGGCTGTCTCTAAACCTTAAAAATGCTGTAAACAGTTACACACAAAAATACAGTTAAAAGGATAGATATAAACCGCCAAGCCTTCATCTCATTCATATTCTTTAGACACTCATTAATTAATTTGATAAACTTTTTCATGACACTTATTTGCTCAATTTGAGTAGATTAAAAAAACCCTGATGCGCCAACATCAGGGTTTTTACTTTTAGTAAAAAGACCATGCGTTGTTGCATGGCCTTATTATTTCAAGTCAAGTTTTGAGTATTCCTCCAATTTTCCTGTTTTGAATTAACCTAATTTATTCAACAATTTACATATAAAAATTAACCATTATTTCTTGCCTGAAGCTTTTCAAATGCTTCATCGATAAAAATATTGTCTATTGCAAATATGCACTCGTTGAAAATCCACCGCTCAACGGGTAGATCGTATTGATCGCAATAGGCATTGATGGCTGGGATATCCAATAAACGCGGTGTATAGTCATTAAAACGCCGTGAACGCGCAATGACGTTGTATGCTGCTACAATTTCATACGCCGTGTATGAAGGATCAGGTTTTTCACAAACCTCAGGCTGTTCCAGATTTAAAGCTTTTGCGATTGCTGCTTGTTTCTTGGCGTTGTCGTCCGCTTCTTTTTCGGAGCCGAACTGGAGCCATTTGTAGAGCTTGATGACTTTCCCAAAACATCGGCCTTCCAGTCATCCGCCTCTTTTTGAATACGTTCTGATTCTGATTTTACAAATGACCAAATAATTGGACCGATATCACCCAAGTTAAAAAGTTTTGTCGCATTTTCTGGTGTATATCCTGGTTCTGTTTTAATGACCTCACCGTCAGCATTTTTTTCACATAAAACGATGCCTTTCCAGTCTTCCAGTAAATGACACGCGGCTGCTTCAAGTAAAAGCTCTGGATAAAGCTTATCTAATAATGTTGCTGTGCTGACGTCATAACCCTTTGCAGCTACTTGATTTGATGCGCGCTCAATTGCAACTCGATAAGGTTTATAGCTAACTCCACGGATCTTAAATTCTGCTAAAACATTGCCCTTATCATCTTTATATTCGCACCACTTACTTACTGTTTTTTCTGCATTCACATTTACGTTTAAGGTCATATTTATCTCCAAAAAGAATGGCAGCCCAGAGGGCTGCCATTGAATTAATACGCTGTTCAGAATATCGTATGTAAAAGCTATTAAAACCAATCCACAGGAAGTAACTTATTGAGAGGAAACCTCAAGATCAGCAAGCATTGCTTTGTAAGCAGCAATCGCGTTTCCACTCTGTGCTGTGATGAACATTGCTGTACGGCTCTGTTTCTCGTTAGGTTCTTTAGGAGCTAGTATCCAACCATCAGGTATAGCTTTGGATTTAGCACATTCGACCCAGGACATTAAACAAGAATTAACATGCTCAGCATGTTGCACAATGTTCTCGTTAAACTCATGCTCATCAAAGGAAGTTTCATGATCTATTAACCCTATTTCCTCCCAATTTGGCTGATAGTCACCCGATCCATTATCACATTCATCCCATTTCAAGTATTGAAGATCACCACCTTTTTGGACGTAATTCGCTTCAAATAAAGGACGTTCCTTTTTAATCAGTGGAATATAATCATAAAATGGCTCATGCCTATCGCATTTTGCCAAAACTAGAAGTGCATCAAGTGTAATTTCTTTATGCTCACTTTTTGCAAAATAGCCTGCTGCCGAGTTTGGACTAGATAAATCAGCCTCCTCAACATCAAAGAAATCAACAAGAATACGACCATCTGGATATGAATATAGGTATGGAGCCGTGCATGGTGGATTACAATTTCCACCCCAGTGATAACCTAATTTAGTAAGCGCATCCCATGCTTGTTGAAATTGAGAATGGTTTGCCAATTTAATTTTTAGTGCTTGTTTCATGATATTACCTTCTAAAAATTACACACATTATTCCGAAATACGGATTATTCTTAAAAATTAAACCCGCTACCTGTTACGCGTAGCCGATTAATATTTAAGCTTTAGGTGCCGGGGCTGGAATTCGCGTGATCGTTGGAGCTTGGTCCACCACTGAAAATTCAAATGAGGTTTTGATAAGGTCGCCCTTCCCACCAGCTGGTAAAGGAGCTTTGATTTCAGCTTTAGGGATAAAGATTTCGTACTTATTGCCGTCTGTGTCTTCGATAGGCACTTTCAATGAAATGGTTTTATTGGTGAACTGCTTTTCATACATGTCTGATGTTTTACGTGACCAGGCTGATGTAAAGTTACCGGTACCCAAGGCCATCATTTCAAGAATTGCACGAGCATCTAATTTATTACCGAGGCAGTTTTGCAACTGCATGGTGTTATCCCATTTGAATGAAAATGCCGTAATACATGAAACACCGGCTTGCGATACGCCATCGATGAGGATGTCACCAATCGAAACGTTAGAGAGCTTTGGATTGTCATCGGCATCTGCAACAGCTCCAGCTGGTGGCTTGTCGAAGTTTTTACGACCCAACGCCATGAGTCCGAATGACATTTTCACAATGCCTTTTTCTGGGATATCGATGTTAAATGTATTCACATGACAGCCGCGGAAGACATGGTAATCATTCACATCATCAAAACCACGTAATACTGAAAACGTTTGTCGCTTGGTACCACCAAAAACAAGAACATTATTGGCCCAGTCATTAAACGCAGCAGCGGCCATTAACTCTTGAACCATAGGGCTATATTTAGCCTCGATATTTAAATCACCGGCGTATTCAACACCAGTAATCATTGAAGAACGTGACAGACGACCACTGGTGATCGAGTTTGATTCTTCTTTTGTGACAGTCGCATCCATACCGTTTTCTGTGAACTCGAAAATAGTTCGGTCGAAAGGTACCGGAGTAACACCTACTTTGGCCTCTTTAGCAATTTGTGTAATTTGACGTGCACCACTAGACATGTGGTTTCCTCCTTTTCTTTAGGCATAAAAAAACCACCTCAGGAAGGTGGCATACAGAAACAACTAAGCCCGCGTAATGCGGGCTTAGTCATAGTGTTTTTTCAATTAATTTAAGGCTGGTAGTCGAGATCTACACTCACCCCGGTAACCGTATAGCTTTTCGGTGCACCGAGACATTGTGTATCGGCTAAATCAACATAAACACTCTTAACGGCCAGCTGATGTTTAGCCTGCCATTTGGCAACTGTCTCTCCGATCACTTGGGCCAGTTCAGTTTCTAGCCCTTGTTTTTTGCTTTCGATTTCGTGAAGTAGCTTTGTGTATTCGTTCATCTCAATTTACCCGGAATCCAACAATCACATTATACATATCGAAATCGTTACTCGTCCCGGCATAAACCGCTTCACCTTCAGAAAACTCCAAATGCCCGACTGAAAAAAATTCGAAGTGCTCGAGGAGCGCTGTATTTAAAATGCTCATTTCTTTTGTGCCGGTATTAGGCCGGGCAAAGCATTGAATGTTTATGGTACCAGTACGGCGAACCACAGGTTTTTTTGCCAGTCCTGCAGTAAAGCTTTTTCCGAAAATGATATTCAATCGGCACCATAGCCCGTTATTAGGCGGATCAAATGATACGTTGGGATAGGCTATACAGTCCTGAGAAATACCCTTAAATAAGCGCATACGCTCATTGATAGCTATACGCGCTTCCTCTATTGTCATTGCCGCCATTTTAACCGCCGTACTTCTGTTTGATCATGTTCATTGATGTTGAGACCATGCCCTGTGGTGCTTGATCCGACCATCCATTTTCAAGCCTTTCGATATAAGGTAAATTATTCTGCAGATAGATAAGAGAACCAAGTTTTGCATTTTGGGAAAAGAACACGTAGGTTTTATTAATAGTGCCCTGACCAGATTTATCCTGGTCTTTTAGATCATATCTTAGATCCGGTGTATTTGATGCTTTCCAGTTTGCACGTGCGGTACCGGTATCAACTGGCGTACTGACAATCACACCTTGTATCAGATCCATACCAATATCTTGAATTAACTTTTCACCGTCCTGTTTTACTTTAGCTGCAAAATCAGACGGCTTTTTGCCTTTCCACGCCATGGTTCATACCTTTCTTAACTGACATATCCAAATAGCACCTACCGGGTCCATCGAAATATTGATCACACGATATGAGGAACCTTTTACAATCCACTTATCATTAATAGCAGGTTCTGCTGAAACTTCATTTTGCAGCACCGTCGCCTTGTTATCTGTAGCTGGTATCCCTAAATTTGCAATGTCATAGGACTTATACTGCCCGAAAAGAACGCCACGGCCAGAATAAGAAAGCTTTTCCTCTTCATAGGTTTCATGCACTGGATCAAAGTTCTTTTTGATAATTCTTTCACACGTAAATTCGTGTACAGCATCAGCAAGGTCATTATCGAATGCTTCAGCTAGATCCGCTTGGAGTTCGTCACGTAATCCCATTTCAAGTCCTAATCAATCTGATAGTAAAACCGCCGCTGCTTCCATTAGGGTTCTTTAATTCCAGCGTATCAATAATGTCAGTAGCAATTTGCTCATAACTTGAAATTGAAGTTGAACCCTCTTGATATTCACGTTCTGACTCAACGGTATCCCCTTTAACTTTCTTCCGTTTTAGTAGCTGTTCTTGCCCGTTATAAATGGCTTTGGCTTTGATGCCTTTCACAATTTCACAGGCCGCATACTTCAAAAGTGGATCAATCTTATCTGGGATAAATCCAATTTTTTTACGCATCCACGTGTTGGCTAATAGGACCAGATGTGCTTTGTCACCTTCAGGTGCAAAGTCATCCCCTAAACGTTCATTGACATCCTGAGTGGTGACAAAACCCATATCTTTATTCCTTTGGTAGTAAAGCCAACAGATCTTCTTTAAGTTTTACATCCGGTGGGATTTCAATATTTTTGGATTTCAACAACTCCTTAATTTCATCCACCTTCAATTTTGAATAGTCCACTTTTTGGTATTTGGCCAACTGCTCAGTTAGAGCGCTCACACTTTCCAATGCCCCTTTAAGCTCTCCCCGTAATTGGGCTTCAATAGCTTCACGCTCAACCAGTAACGCCTTCAACTGAACATTATTATTTTCTACACGCTGACATTCATTTTTCATATCATCAATTGTTTTTTGCAGATCTGGTGTAATACCGACCTTTAAATCGAGCGTAACGTTATCCGGCGCTACTGAAAGCTTTTCACCTTCATAAAGTTCATGTTGCCCATGTTTAAAATCAGATTCATTGATGATGCGATATGATTCGCCGTGTTTAATTTTTACAGTATTTACTAACATTTTTTACTCCTAAAAAAAGGGCTTTCGCCCTTCCTTTTTAGCCCAACAATAGACCGATATGTTCTTGGTTAATTGCTTTTACACCCCATGCCAAACGTACATGGTAGACCACTTGTAAGAATTGCTTATAGACGGCGATTTCAAAAGCTAAACCTGTAGCTGGGTCAACAATAGTGGTAATGTCACTGGCATTATCCCCTCCTTCAGGTAAAGCCGGTGCACGTGTCGCTAACGCAATCGCAGAACGTGCAAATGCAACGTTAGGCACATAACTACTGCCGAGGGAAATACCTGTTTTATCTTCAGCAGGTAACAACAGACCATTTTTATTAAGCCCTAAGGTAGAGCCATATAAACCTGATGAAACGTACTTAGTAGCATCACCGGCCAAAGTAACGATATCACCGTTCAAGATTGTTCCTGTGCCTCCACTTACCTCAACAGCGCGGCTACGGATACCATGATTGCCCTGAGTGATATAACCGTCTCCAGTACCTTTAGTATGTAGTCCAACAGCGTGAGAATGGCGAATAGCCATGTTCATGATGCGGTCAGTCATACCATTACGCAACATATCGTCACGGCCAGCTTCATTAGCTTTAAATAAGTTAGCTTGACGCCCACGTAGGTTCGCAATAGCCCCGTGGCCTAGAACCAACTGGATGTCATTGGTAGGTGCACCATTCGCCTCTAATAATCCCAGCACACCGGCAAAGTCAGTCATATCTGAACCAGTACCGAAAGGTGTTTTACCCGCTGTGCCATAACCTACAGCTGCATTCTTATAGGCTTCTAAGTGAATATCAGCTTCGATTTCATTCACCAGTGTGCGCATTGCTTGATAAAAGCGTTGTGCCTGAATAGAGCTAAACATACCTGTGTTTTTAAGCGATTTCGTTTCCTCACCATTCCAACGTACAGGTACATGTTTGGATTTAGAGATAGTCGCTTTAATGGAGCCAATTTCTCCATCACCAGTATCTGGTGCATTAGTACCTGGAACAGAATCTTGAGATTCAACGGCTTCAGTAACTGGAATTTTAACATCATCGCCCAATGCAGCTCGTTCAATTCCTGAATCGCGTGTGACCGCAGGAATGTAGCCAGTTAATTCGCGAGAAATAACGTCAAGTGCTTCGTAGATTGCCGGCATTAAACCTGTTAATTCATTCGCCATTTTTAAAAATTCCTATATTGCTTAATTTAAATACGTAGTGAGTGTTGTTTGATTAGTTGTCAGTAACCTGACCACCATCTTTGAAGAACGATTGCTTGTCTGCTGGGCTCATCTGTTCGAAGCCCTGGCGTGAAATCGACTTGCCGCCGCCCGAACCACCTTGGCCATTGAAGCCGCCGCCCCCAGCTTGTGATCCTTTTAGAATTGAATTCTTGTGTTGATACCCATCAACCAGAATTTCTAAAGCTTCGTCAAAGGTTGCCTCATCACCATGGTTGGTGCGTGAATAGATCTTCTGACCTTTGCTGTCATAAGCCACAGGTTTACCGTTCTCCACTTTGAAGTTGGTTTTAAACATGGCTTGAATCATGTCCGCGGGCACAGCGACCTTATCTGAGATGAATTTAGATCGAGCAAAACCGCCACCAATAAGCTCGTTATGTAATTGGTTTTGGTATGTATCTCGCTCTTGAGTAATCTGATTGATTTGCGTGTCATAAGAGCTTTTGATTGAATCAATTGCTTCATTGCGCACGCGCTCAGCTTCACCAGCATCAATCAGTTTTTTGTCATCAAAATTTTTAACCGTATCGATTGCCTTACGTGCACCTTCAGGATCAATACCCTCGAATGCCTTTAAGCTTGTTTCTGCTTTCTCCTTATCTAAACGGTGGTTCTTAGCCTCTGTACCCAGTTCATCAATTTTTGCAACTGCACGGCTCGCGTCAAAACCGACTTCTTTACCGTCATCGTGTACATAAATTGGGTGACCGTTTTCATTTACTTCTGCGTAAGTTTTGCCGTCTTTTTCAACTGTTTTAAGTTTCATGGTTTCCACCTTCTAAAATGAGTTTCCACTCGATACGCCGTTCGTTTCCACTTTCAGCAGGGATAAAAAAAGCGACCCTAAGGTCGCTTAAAGTTTGGATAATTTTAAAAACCGCTTGGTTGTGCTACCGCGCGGGTTAAATACATCAGGCCTGTTTGCAATTCAGTTTTAGCCAATGCCGCGAATCGCTCAGGTGTTGCCGCATCTAATTGCGCTTCAAGTCCGGGATTTGATGGGAAATGATTTGCTAGACCGTTTGAACTATCTACGCCCTCCCAAACAGCATCACGTTGACTCTGAATGTGTTTCTGAACTTTCGTGATAACTGCTTGGATATGTGGGCCAAGTGCTTTGACTTCATTCATTAAGTCAATTTCTTCTTGAGTTAAATCACGGTAGTTTTTAATTTTTTGGTGCTGGTTTTCCATCGTCTTACTCCACTGTCATCCAGTCATTTGCAAATAGATCACCTTGGCTCGGCACCCACCCCATTACAATCAGACCTTGTGCATTCTTAATAGTGATACACGGCGCCACAATCGCGACTCCTCCATTCTGTTCTGCATATTCGCGATTATGTGGTGACCAAAAGTTTTTAGCCTCTACAGCAGCTGTGTCTAAATTAGATACAGATAACCACTGATTGTTAGCATTCCAATTTTTACGTGCAACTCGATACCCCCGCTTGAGCAGGGTTAAAGCATCACTAAACGAAAGATTGCCATTTGAACGGTAGGTTTCCTGAAAAATACTATATGGCGACCACGAGATATAACCTTCATGATCAGGATGATTTGGTGTACCGCCATCTTTGTACTCGATCAAATAGCCTGGATCTGCCGGATCTTCATTTTCAGGAATTTGCCAGCCTTGGTAATCGTTATATGCGCCACGGGTCATTGCTACAGACATGACCACTTTTGTACCGATATAGGCAACCATTGAAGCAGCTACTAATTTTTTAGACATTTCTTTTACTCACAAAAAAGCACCCTTTTGGGTGCACTGGTTTAAATCAATTTTAAAGTGATCAAGATCGATCAAAACTCATTTGATTTTCGAGGCCTTGAAGCTGTGTATGAATGAATTCAATTTTATTATCTAAGATTTTAATAACTTGAGAATTCATCTCAACCTGTTTGGTTACTTCGCTTGAAGGGGATTCTGTTTGCCCGAGCTGGCCAATAAGATTCACCAGCTTGTTACACGCTGCCTCGGCAACATTGGGCTTCAATTTAGGAACCTTTAATAATGTTGTTAAGGCTTCGATTGCAGGAATCAAATTACAGCCAACATTTGTTGCTGTTTGAATCGTCCCACTAATGTAGTCCCGGTTTAAGCCATATCCACTAACAAGACCGTTAGTATCTACATTGACACTTCGAATTGGATTTCCTTCTCCGCCACCGGCTGAATGGATACCATCAAACATATCGCCGTGAGATAAGCCATATTCGCCAGTATTAGGTTTCAATGAACAAGCCCCGTCAATTACATGTGCCTCACCTAATGTAGGTGTCTGGTCAACTTCTTTCGGGATAACTTCAGGTTCAATAACCCGTAGCTCTTCAAAATCAATACCGGCATTCTTCATATTCTGAACCGCGTTATCAAAGGCGTATTGATTATAGTCCTCACCAATTGAACCTTCAGGAACGTTATATTCACCCATGATAGGGAGGCCGCTAAGTAAAGTAACAGCGCAGACAATACGCTTTGGTAAATCGTGTTCTGACTCTTGACCAATAGTGAAGTATTCAGTTTTTGCAACTAGTTCTTGAAGTGTTGGCTTTGTCATAATGACCTCGCATAAAAAAAAGCACCCTAAGGTGCTCTGAATGAAAACGGTTAGGCTTACAAGCCCAGTTCTTTAAAAATTTTGGCGTCCAGATCCTTTAATTCTTTAAGGGATAGAATGGAACCGTTATCCGCACTAAATTTATCAATCGAGATTTTCCCGGACTTGAACAATTCATAGCGCGTTTTACCTAAAATTGATTGCTGCAGTGTTGCGTCTTGCCGAGAGAACCAATCTTTATACTTAACATTAGAATCTACCTGACCAACTTTTCCGGATCTTTCATCCTTAGGTATATCTTTCACGCTACGCTCATCAGCTACAAAGGGGCGTTTACCAATAGTCTTACCCTCTTGATCGCTTACAGGCACATATATAGTCCTGTTGTGCGGGTGTACCGGGAACTTAGGCCGGCTAGGATCATCTGAACGATAAACGCGGCCATCTTGTCCGGCGCAAAACAAACAGGTTTTACCGTCCAAAGTCGCTACAACCTTTAACCATTCAAAGTCCATTTTCTTATACATGGCTTCTTGAGTTTGGTTCGCGATATGGCTTCGGGCTGTTCTGACCAGCGTATTAACTTCTCGTCTTGAACGATCCAGCAGGCCGTCAGTATATTCCTGTTTTTTTGTGCCTTTGATCGTCTGGACTATTTGTTGAGTTGTTTTACCGGTATTGATCCCGTCCCGAATTGCATACTCCACACGTTGTCTGAGATCACCGGTAATCTTGATGAATAGATCATCAACTAACATCCCACCCGAAAAAGGCATTTTCTTGGCTTGCTGCAGCAAGGTTTTACCCTCTGGTACCTTAACCTTTTGCTTATATACCTGGGTTAAATAGCTTGCCTCATATACTGCCAGTGACACAGCTGAAATAGCGAAAGTTTCAGGCAGGCTAATTGAAAGCCCGGCGAACCATTCATTCAATAATTCACGCACTTCCTTTAAAGGTTTTGTGGTGTATTTCCCGCCGGATAAAGCTGTCAATTCTGACTCGCTCAAATTACTTAACAGCTCAAGCAGAGTTGCTAAATTTTGATTTGAGATACGATTAAACTGCTTCAGGATCTCGTGTACCGCACCGGTAGAAAGCCTATAAAGGTCGACGTTATGTCGAATCAAGACATCAAGTAACTCTTGCTGCTTCATAATGCATTAATCCGTAGGTAATCCCTTGTTTTCGCCTAGCTCTTCTTCAGCAATCATGTCTTGAATTTCTTCATAAGAGTAATCTGGAAATTCTCCGGTCTGTTGATATTCATGCCATATCTTGAACGGATATTTCCCGGCTACACAGGCATCATAGATCTGTTTAGAGCGCTCATTATCAAATTTAGGCTTGCTGAACTCCTTCGAAATCTCATACACCATTTGCTCGGGTGTAATTGAATCAATATTGGGCATGGCAAACTTCGCACACCAGCGTAATGCTTGAGTAAGGGCCACACTCACATTGACAGTACATAGCGATAAAACAGAATGCTGAACTGTGTCATCATTATCTGATTGGGTCGCTGTTTTATTTGCAGATCCTTTCTCAATTAGGCGTGCACCAATTTCTTTCATCTGCTCTTTTTTCATATCCATAGCAGCTTGTGAAAGAGTATTAGGGTTCGCCTGAGCAACGCCTACTTTGGTTGGGAAGGCATTTCGGCACCCGATATATAAACCGTCCTTCTTGATCGCCTCATACGCTTGTAAATCAATGCTATCCAAGTAATATTGAGGTTGGCCAACGAAATAAACAGACTCCTGAAAATCCGCGCTATCACGATAATGGGCAATGTTTAATTCAGCCAATTCCAACAAAGGAGCATTGTCAATTTCAGGGGTGTTATCAATAGCACCAACAAACGTAATCGGGATATAACTCCATATTTCGCCGTTATAGTCCGTAGGGTATTTTTTCTCCCCGCCTACAAATTCGCCCTCACTATTCTTTTTATAGATCTGCACAGTAAAAACGTAATCATCCTTTGCATTACTTTCTTCTGTTTTTTCCAGCCTTAAAACGCGATATTGAACAGTAGATTTAAACTCAAATTCACCAGGTGCACGAGCCGAAATATTCTCACAAATTACAATCAAAGAAATTTTTCTCTGATTACCGACAATAATAGTGTCCCAATTAATAATTGATTTGGCCGAGAGTACATGAATCATCGGGAATGCTTTTCTATTCGCTTCCTCTGCCCTTGTCTTTGACGGCTGTACATCAGGATAGTCAACGTAGACGGCGCAACGATAATTACGCAAAATGCCCCTAAGTGCCTTTTGTGCGAGTTGATGAATGCTAACCCCTTGGCCATTGGCATTACGCTCCAAGTATTCAATTTCTACTGGACGTTGAAAGTTGGGTAACCTTACGAATGCCCCGCCGACAAGACTTCCTTGAGTTTTCCCGGTTACGCCGTAGAAATGGGCATGTTCGAGATAGGATTCATAAGCATCTAAGGCTTGTTGCGAACTATCACTCTTATTATGTCGTGGCAAATACTTTTCACGCTTAGATTTAATTACATGCTGGCCTTTACAAGCATCATCAACTTTCTCCCATAACGGGAGATTCTTTACATATTCTGGATGCTGTGCAGTTACGCTCGTCATCGTGCAAATCCTAATTTCAAACTTAATACTGGTTTAATGATTGGGAACCGTTTAGCGATTGGATAACCGCCTGCATCACCTACGTGGTCAAGCCCCGCATTCTTATCAGGCATACCAAATGCGTCATAAATCTGTTGCTCTAAAGTGGAGGTAAAGTTTGGACATTTATTCGTATTTACTTTTAAAGTCCTCTCACCTTCAGCATTCAGAATTAATGCATTCATGGCATTAATACGGTCTTTAATGCTCGGGTTAGTTGTCGCTACTTCAACCTTTAATCCCGCCTGTCTTAAAATCGCGTGATCAGACTCACTGGCTGATTTAGAGGATGTCGCTTGCCCGGCAGCATCTGGGATCACCGTAATGTCATGGAACGGAAAGCGCTCAATAATCAACTTTGCCATCGTTGGGGTATCGCGCACACCTACGAGCTCATCCAAAGCCAATGGTTTGCCTTCGCGTATTACGTACACCACGGCGGCCATTTTCAGGACGTTAAAGTCCATACCGATGATTAACGCCTCGTTAGGTTTAATCTCTTCGTCCGTGTGGTTGAGCCTACGGTCAAAGTCAGGGTATACCGCGCCACTTGTAAGGTTGACGAACTGCCCTCTTAAATAGGCTTCAATCAGTTGAGGAGGATAAGACTCCCTTAACGATGCAATATAGTCATCCGGCAGATTTAACTCATTGTCATAAGTCGAAGCTTGAATCATGCCGTAGAGCTTCTTTTTAGCCGCTGATTTGTTGGCCTCTTTTACAAATTGCTCATAGGTGAACTTAAAGCCTTCAGGCGTTGTAGCAACATCAATACCATTCAGCAAACCCGCTTGCTTAAAACGCATACGGGCAATAATCTTACGCCACGCTTGTTGAGCTTTAAGCGTGGCCATAACATCTAGTTCATCAATCAGTGCATGACCAATCTTGAAGCCGACAATTGAATTAGGGTTGTCCATGGACCGACAAATAATCGTTGATCGATATTGACGACCGTAGTAAAGGTCTACTTCTTTATTCGATTGATAAACTTTTGTCTTTAAACCCCAATCAAATGCTACTTCATCAATGGTCGGGTAAAAGATATCCCTAATTTGAGAATATGTCGGGGCGAAATATCCCAATCTAACTTTAGGAAACTCCCATGCTTTATGACATAGTGAACCACAGCCTACCCAAGTCTTTCCTCCTCCGAATCCAGAAACAAAAGCTCTGAATTTATTCTCCATTTGAAGAAATTTAGCTTGTGGCACATTCAGGGTCGGATTGATGTTCGACATCTTTCTTACTCGCATCCACCACATTAATAGTTACTGATACAGGCGTTGGATCGTCTGCTCCTTCGCCGTCACCGTTTTTGATTCTGTCAATCTCAAGCTTTTTAAGCTGGACATTAAGCAGCTGTAAATCATGCCCCTGCATTTCTTCTCGGGCCTGCTTGAGAATGCTTTGCTTCATCAGTTTGTTACGACCGTAGTCATCAAACATTTTTTGAAGCTGATTCATCCTGAATGACTTATTCGCAAGTGGAATATCCCAAACGTCATCCTTAAATTTCTCTCGAGTAGAGAAAAATAATGTTCTTAATTTCTTACTTAAATTGCGCCCGGCACTTTTAGTCGGGTCATATCCCTCACACTGCCGTCTATCAATTTCAATGTTAAATTTCTCTTTGACAGCATCAGCTACTTGTTGAGGGGTTTCAAAGCAAGCAAGCGACTGAACTATAAAGATTTTCACAGGCTCTTTAAGCGCCGCCATACCTCCCCCTTCGTCAAGCTACGTCAAACAAATAAGGCAAAAAAATTTAAGCCAGCCTCAACATGCAAGTGCCACAAGCCTGGGCAATTGATGCTTTTGAAATGGTTGGACCGTTCATGGCGAGTTCCACCATTTTTTGTACTTGTTCATTCGCACCATAACGTTCAACTATTCCATGGAATTCTTCGACATCATGGCCACGTAAATAATGCTTTGGCTCACCTGTTTGGCGACTCATAAGCATGTTTCCGTCTTCATCACGTTTTACGCCGATGTGATAGAGCTCATGTTCAACCAAAGCGCAGAACTCCATGTCAGTACAATCAGCGCAGTGTTGGGCATCCAAAGTGATTAGGTATTCAGGTACATGGCCGAACCAACGGCGCATCTGCAGCTCTTGTCTGGCCTTTTGCCATCCACCCGCTCTAAACATCACTTTTTCACACTGACCAAGCACCAAACGTTCACCTTTGATAAATCCACCCGAAGCCCAAAGAACCTCGAAAAATGAGCCTTCAAACGCGCTGATATGATCATGATCTTCGTTATAGAGATCACCCTTAGGCTCAATGAACGTTTCCCATATCCATTTTTTAACTTCTGGTGCCGGTTCAAACTCATAACCATCAAATTCAGGCTCAAGCCCTAAAATGTTCTCAGGTGGATAAGGACGTTTTTGCATTCCATTTACTCGCTAGATCTGCACGGCGTTGTTTAAGTTCTTTTAAATTTTTATTGGCCAAAAAAAATTGCTCATCAATGTGAGCAATTTCTTTATCTGTTTTGCCTTGTGTGATCACTGTTCCCCAGTGGTCCACTTCTTGTTTTGCTTTAATGATCTGTTTATCCAGATCCCAAAAGTTTTCGTTTTTTTCTTTCACCAGTTCACCTATTAAAAAAGAAAAACCCCGCCAATATTTAGCGAGGTTTTGCACCTAAAGGAGGTATTTATACCTCTAAAATCACCTACAATTTAAGTTACTTAATAATGAGGCCAGCTCAACTTCATCATTCAATATAATTAATATCGGAGCTTGAGTTGTTACTGTAGTTTGTACTGTTTCTATTATAACTCTAATACCACCCTCTTCTGGCCTGTATATATTAATAGCAACAATGTGAGTCGTATTTAGGTATAAGTCATCTTTTATCTTAACTAACATTATTTTCACCTTGCTATTAAATAGACCCATTCTTATACCATGGATAAGCAAAAAGCCCACCGATTTGATGAGCTTTTAGACCTATAGGTGATCAATCTATAGTATGACCACACTAATAAAACTATACCCCAATTTCCGTTTAAATGGAAACTTAAATTTTTATCGATAAAGTTAAGATTTAATCATTTATGAATTCAATAAAGTAAAACAACTTTTGTATTTATAAGTAATACTGCTAATGAACTTCTGATTATTTGGGACTGAATGGTATAGCAATAGTTGAGCTGCGGTGCTCGTAAGATTATTTGATATTCTCATCAGCTGGATAACTAGATTCTCATCGAATCCTATTTGCTGTCTAGTAAAAGCATGTTTCCCGGTGTGAACAAAAGAATGTAAGACCTTCAAGTTGATCTCTTTGAATTCCTTTAACTGCAATATAATTCCGTGAGCATCAAGATTCGCCTTTAATAGCAACTCAAGCATGTCATGTGCCATTGGTATTTTTGGATTTAAATATTGCTCTTCCAAAGTCCAACTAAAATTTAAGACAGATATTTCACTATTTTCTGCAATGAACATGAGCCAATATGCTCTAACTACGGCTTCAAATTGAGCTCGGAGTAGCACCATTCCTTGCATGGTTAGATCAGTACTTAATAGTAAATTAACACCAATGGAATGTTCAATTGAGATGTTTATACATTGTTCTACAAGCTCCAATCTAGGCCCACAATCCATCAAATTACTTTTCGATATTTCATACTTTATTTCTTGAAGCATTTTTAGAGATTCAGTAAATAAAACTGTCTTATTCATTTTTCTATTAACCTAAATTATTGAATTTTGTTTAAAAGTATCGTTTCTGGAGTATGTTCAAACACAGATAAAGCTTGAATATACAATTGTTGGGTTGGTCCTATATCTATATCAGTAAGATAAAATCTCGCATCTGGATGATAGGTTTCGTATATATAGATTTCAGTCATAGTATCTAATATAAGGAACAGCCTTATACAGTTATCTTTAGTTGCAAACTTTTCATTTTTAAGAAGATGTGCTGCTAAATGGCGGTTAAAATTGGAATATGCATCCCCTTGCGTAGATGATTTGTAAAAATGATCAGTAAGTAGTTTGTCGCAAGCTTGACTAAAAACATCATAAAATAAAACATTTCCTGGACATGGATTTCTTAAATGTCCATTACGGAAAAAATTTTTTAATTCCAAAAATGTAGGCTTTTTTCCTTCACCCGTGAACCCAATCCAACGTGAAATTATGCCTTCTATAACTGGGCATAGCGTTAAATAAGCCCCTATGAAGTTACTTCTATAAAAAGATAAAACTGCTGATTCAATTAATAAAGCAAATTCCCTAAATGGCGGCAATACTTCAAATCGCCCTAATTTCTGTTGAGCTCGGAAACTTGGGTGTATCGTTTTAGGAGATATTAAAGTAATTATTTCATGTTCTGATTCAGGTAGTCTTCGACTTAATTCTTCTATTTGATGAAAATCGTGCATAGTTGAAAGCGTAGGGATCGTAAGAGCATAGTTGGACAATAAGGTGTTAACGGCCAGCAAACGCTTTATTTCTTCATTTGAAGTACAACCTATATTAGGGGTTTTTTCATCTATATCCCTTGCCTGTCTTTCTTGTTGTAAAAATAATCTATAAGCTTCACTACTTACGTTATTCCATTCATCGGTATCATTGTCTAAACCTTCTAAAGTTTTTACGTTATTCACAGATTTCGGATCTACAGCTAACGCTTCTATAATCCGTTTTGCTTTATCGAGCGTATCTTGCATTTTTATTCACTTAATAGGACTGATTAAAATTAAAAAAAGGGTTTTAATAACCCTTCTTTATTATTAGATCATCGTATCTAATTTTTTTCGATTTTCGAAGTATAATTAACTCAAGCTCTTAAAGTATCCTTTTTATATCTCTCCATAACTTCTGAAATGTTTGTGGCTTCATTTTTTAAAAGTTCATTCAATATTTTTTCATACCGCTTCCATGTCTTTCGGTATACCTCAACTGACATCTGGTGTGAACTAATACCGGCATAATACAAGCGGCCTTTTTCTGTGTAATTTGCCTCTAGATCAGGATCCAAAGCAAAATCTAATATCATCCTAGCAACCAGCCATGCCAAATGATGCATTGCAATATTCTGTGGCTCACGCTTTTTATGCTTTTGAGCCTGAGCAATCATTACTTTTGCCAGCTCATTTCTAATGTATTCATAATCTGCAGGTGAATTACCATCAAAAATGATCAAGCTCGCCAAAGACTTGGAAAACAATGAATCCATCACGCCCACAACGCCCAACCGGTCTTGCACATCTATCGGCTTTTCATTGCTGGTGGTCCGTACATTTGCCGCATCATAAGAAGGTGATTTAATCGTTAAATCTTGCTTGAACCATTCGAAAATGGGGAATTTTGTCGTGATAGAACCCATATTTAACAACCTCACACTTCTCTAACATCAATATCAAAAACGGTTTTCATCAAATGCTTTTTATTGCGATAACTCGCTAATTTACGCGTAGCCAAAGACTTAACATCTTCAACCACGTATACGGCGCGCTGTTCTGAAATATCGGGCTCCTCATCAAGAAAATTACTCACAACATACAAAGACCTTTTTTGAACGATTTCAAAATAGGTAAAATCTGCAAAATATCTCAGTGCAGGTTTTGCACGTTTCTCCCCAACAATCTTGACCTTCGGTGCCAATTCAAACTTAGTGTGATGCTTCAGATCTGCAATCTCACCACGCTGCTGGCGGGCTTTAAGTTCTATATAACGCTTAAACTCTTTTTTCGAATCGAATGTCATCCCGTCCAGCTCAATTTTTTGAGCATTGAATTTATTAGAGCTCGCCTTTTCTTTAATGCGACCAGGGTAACGTTTACGGTATTCATGAAGTGACATTGATGTCATTTACAAACACCACCCTTCTTAAAGCGTTTCTGACCTCTGCCACGTCTCCGAGCAGAAAGATGTTTTTTCTGGAATTTCCCATAATCAAACCAAAACAAAACCAACATGCAGAAAGTAAGCGACATTGATGCGATAAAAATAATTAAAAGAGGCTTAAGCATCGTGCTCACCCTGGAGCGCTTGCTCTAAATCCTTAAATACACGAATCATTGCCATCTGCAGGAATTCAAAGTCACCACGTCTGTCTTCTTCTACATACTGCAAAGCATGTTTGCTCCGCTTTAATGCCGCATCCAGCCGCTTTTGCAGGTCATTTTTTTCTTGAATTGTTTTACCAAGTAATATTGTCGTACTTGTTTTATCTTGCTGAAGATTGTTAGCTCGCTTGTTTTCACGCTCAGCAACATCACTCAACCAAGCATTTTGCTTTTTGATCTTGCTAATATGATGTTCATGGCCAATCATCTCACCATGATGCGATGCTTTTAGTTCATCCACCTCGGTCTGGCGGTATTGCCAACCAATACAAAACCCTTTAAATAAGCAATGAGTGTATTGATTTATATACGCTGAACCTGACCATCCAAGCACCGATTCATGTAACTGCAACTCTACTGCAACGGTTTTTTCAAACTGGTCTTTCATGTCTTATTCACCTCAACCTTTTGCTCAACCAGCTTGTAAATCTTTCCATTGATCTTGATGATGTTGTCCTTTTCTACATCCTCTTTCAGAGTTGAGTGATAAAACGCAAAGCCCCAGATAAAACAGACCAAGCCTACAAACATTGCAAACCAAATAGTGTCCATGTCACTTCACCTGCTCAAAATGAAAGACCACTGGTTTCTGGATAAATTCGACCAAGCCAAACCGCATCAAGTGACGAATCTGAGAGCAGTCTCTTGGAACCTGAACATCACGGTAATGGGCCAGAATCTTGCGCCATGACTCCAAAGACATTGATCGCTTGTTGTGATTGCAAGCTGTGCATGCTGGCATCAAGTTCTCATACACATCGTTCTCGGGTTTCTCAGGCTTACCTGTGACTAGATCGCGAACAACAGCTTCAAGATGATCTGCATGCCATTTATCAGTCAGTTCATCACCACAGTAAGCGCAGCGACCATCATATTTTTGCTTGAGTTCTTCACGTTGAGTCTTAGTTAGTTTCATTGGTGCTCACCTGCTCAATTCTGTGGCCTAATTGGATTTCTTCTGGGGTGGCGTGTGTTAAATGTTGAGTTGAGCTATTCCAAAACTCCCCATCTTTATCAACGAGCGTAACCATTGTGTTATGAGGGTTATCGATAACTATCGTGAATATCCCATCATTTGAATCAATCTGAGGATGCCCCGTATTTCGGGGAGAAGTTACTTTGTCTCCGACCTTAAACATGCTCACCTCCAATTGCCTCATAGTCTGCGATGGCTTGTTTTAACTGCACTTCACGCGCATGTGGAGGACGATCAGCTAGACATGTTCCCATTGCTAAAAGAAGTTTTGCTCTTTCGATTCCGCCATAGAATTTGATTAGTTCCACGCTCTCAACGAGGCGCTTGAGCTCAGGAATTTCTAAAATTAAATAATCACTAACCTCCAATTCGGTCTTTGCTCGACCCTCTACCTCTGGAAAACTACCGTCTACTTTCTTGTAGAAAATTAGATTCCCCATTGGTGTTACTAAGCATAGATCTGCAGTTGAAGGCGCATACTCAATGACTTCTTTTGTTTTCTTAAAATCGTGCTGCTGAATAAATTCGACCGCATTCTGTGGAAAACCCATAAATTCCCCCATGAGCGCGCGTTCTAAAGCTTTAGCCATTGCTAAAATTCTGTCTGCCTCCTTATTCGGACTGACTGAATTCTTTTGCTCATCCGCATATACTTTCCATGTTTCAAGTAAGTTTTCTACGGAGCGCAGTTGTCCCTTTAACTTGGCCTTCGACTCAATCATTAAGTCAAGTGTTTGATTGCGGGTATGCAGAAGTTTATTGCCCACATGCAAGTTTTTCACCAGGTCATCAATCTCTAATTGATCTAACTGGCACTGATACCAAAGACCATTCAAAAATCCTAAGGTATAGTTGTGAAGTACTTCAGACGCATAGCAGTTTTCAACCTCATTAAACGTTACATGCTCCAAATAAACCTTTGTGTGAACATTCAATTTCAATTTTTCTTCAAACTTATTGCGGATACTGCTCACTACACACATACAATCCACCCGGTCAAAATGCCAATCAAAAAGGCAAAAGTTAAAATGATGCCTAAAATTAAAATCACTGAACCAAAAATATGTTTCATACGACTCACTGAACTCCCAGCGCAAGTAATACTAAAAAGACCAGAAATAAAATCTGAACTCCGAAATAGAGCACAATTCCCATGATCGATTTCACTGGCTTTGCTCAGCTGGACGTTGCTCTAATGATTCTTTCCAATCACCTTTAAATGGATTGACTTGAGGTGGTAAACCGAACCGCAGATAGCAATCTTCATCATTCCAACGGCACTGACCTGAACTATGGTGGTGTGGCTTATTAGCCCATCCAAACCCATAACCTAAAGAATCAGTTGCGATCCAATTAACTTCGATTGGCACATTACTCCAGTCGTATTTATTCAGAGATTTTTGATCAAGGTCATCCAAAAACATGCAACCTTCCTCGGGATATTCAGTCATCCAAACGTAATATCCTTTACCGCTGTGACCATCTTCAAGGAAGGAAATTGTCAATTCAGTTCCAAGTTGATCTAAATCGTTTTCCCCATCTGGATTGGCAAACTCAAGTAGATTTTTCAACTGGTGTCCATTCAATGTGATGCTCATCCTCTTTTCTCCACACAGTATTGAATTGCGGTATCTAATCGAAATGTGCTCTCAACAAGAATCCCGCTTTTGAAGATTTTCCAAAAAACCTCACCTGAGTCAGCCACATGGTACGTAAGCATGTACTTCCCGATTTTTATATAATTTCCCTCAAATGTTGCCTCCGTTGTAATCATTGACTTGGCTCCTTGTAAGCGGCCAAGGTTTTAACCTGGTTTAACAACCCTTTCCTGCGGATCCTGGTGTATTGCTTATTCGCTTGTTTCGCCTCAGGTGATCTATTGCCCTGGACATAAGCACTTCGCAGAATCATCATTTCGGCATAGCCGTTTGGTTTGTTGGCCGCTGAGTCTGGATCCAAGAAATCAACATCAGAAACTAAACAGCAAAATGTTCTTCCATCATCCAAGCGACCAATTACCCGACCATCTTCACAACGATCGACTACACCATGCCCCTTGAATCGAATACGGCGCATTCCTTTGTCTGGTACATGTGAGAAATCAACTTTGATCTGAACGCCTTTGCGCAATTCAACCGCTTTCACTGCAGCACGTAATTTCTCAATGTCGGCTTCGCTTTGGACCAGCGTGTAGTGTTTATCAAAGAAATGATCTCGCTCGACATACAAGCAATTATCAAACTCTTGAATGATCGCTTTCAGGTTTTGAATACCTGCAGGCGTGTTTAAAATCATGCTGCATTCCCCTTGTGTTCATTACTGATGTTGATCAGGTACTCAGCCCACTTCTTGAGATTTTCAGCGTCTTTGAGCATTGGCTCCAATCGCTTAGCCAGTTGCTCATAGCTTTCGTTCCCAACTGAGTATTTTGCGAAGTCAGGTAATCGAGATAATTTGCTGGCAAAGAAACGGATTTGTTTGTCAGTCAGCGTGTCTTTGGATTTAGCCGGTTGCTTCTGGATTGGTTGAGATGAGTTTTTCAAACGGTCTTGTTTTGCTTTCGCTTCAAGTAACCAGTTTGCAAAGTGGTAAATCATGAGTTCATCACACAGGTTCTTTTCCGCATTGAATAATTCAAATGCTCTTAGCTCACGGTTGAACCAGGTTGATGAGATGATTTCGTTTGTATCGATTTCAGGATTTGCTTGAGCAATTTCCAAACTCAAATTTTTTGAACAAAGCCAATGGTTTTTATTTTTAGATTCTATTGGTAGGTTCTTTGATAGGTTCTGTGTCCCAAAATTGGTACTGGTCTGAGTACCGTTTTTGGTACTGGTGCCAGTACCGTTTTTGGTACTAGTTCCATTTTCGGAACCGGTTCCGTTTTTGGAACCAGTGCCATTATTGGGACTAGTTCCATT